GAAATTGAAGCAAAATTAAATCAATTATATCCTGGACGTGCTGAAAGAAAGAAAAATGACTCACCAGAAGAATCTAAATTACGTGAAATAATTCGTGAAATGATTGATTCTGAATTAGAGGAAGCATATCAAATGATGAATGTGAATCCTTCAGCAGGTGGTGGTGAAGGAGGTAGACGTTTTATTCCAAATCAACTTCCATTCCCTCAAAATGTTAGAAAACGTTTTGGTGATCATATTGTATATAACCCTGCAAGTAACACATTATATGTTTCTCAAATTTTATATAATAACTTAGTTAAAGGATATGGTGATCAACCAGCAATTAAAAAATTAATTATGGACATCCCACCAATGGTTAAACAGATTTTAAATAAAACTGAAAACTATGGTCCTGTAACTAATTTACCTAAAGAATTTAAAACATATCTTCCGTTAAATGCTGAAGTAATTAAAGCTAAGGCAGATAAATTTAATAAAGCTGGTACTAAACAATATTGGGCTGAGGGTGATTTCTTAATTCCAAACTTAAACGTAATGGAAGAAGGCGAAATGGAATCTTTAATGGAAAGTGTTGAAAAAGATCTTGCTGCAATCAATAAAGAAGCAGAACACGAAATTCTCCAATCTAAATTAGACAAAATTCAGGAATTAATTGACAAAAAACAATCCCAACTTGGTAAACTTGATGAGGATGAAGATATGAAAGCTTTAACTGATGCTAAAAAAGTTAAAGAAATTGAAAAAGATATTAAATCCTTAGAAAAAGCAAAATCCAAAGTTGAAAAAATGATGGGTAAACATAAAGGTAAGAAAAAAGAAGTAATTGACGAAACAGGTGATGAAATGATGGATGAAAATATGCCATTAGATGATAATATGATGGGCGAAGAAATGTCATACGAAGAAAATTACTAAAAATGAACAAACAACTCTTAATAGAAACTAGACACTTTATACCCAAACCAGTTCGCCTTATAGAAGGTATGCGAAACGGGGGAAATGTTTTTGTTGAAGGTATTTTAGCTACTGTTGAAGTAAAAAACGGTAACGGGAGATATTATAAACGTGAGTTGTGGGAACGTGAAATTGAACATTTTCAAAGAAAAATCGAAACTAAAACCACAGAAACATGTGGTGAATTAGACCACCCAGACTCTCAAATAATTAACCTAAAAAACGCATCTCACACTATTAGAAAAATATGGTGGAATGGGGATGAGATCATGGGAGTAGTTGAAATATTCTCAGACCCAGGAGAAAAAGGTACAGTATCTGGTCGTATAGCAGGTGCTTTGGTTAACAATGGTTTAACTATTGGTATTTCATCCCGAGGAATGGGCTCATTAAAAGAAATGGGTGGGGTAATGGAAGTACAAGATGACTTTGAATTATTAACTTGGGACTTAGTCTCTAACCCTTCAAACCCAGATTCTTGGATGAAAAACGGACAATTAAATGAATCAAGAACAACATATTTAGATCCATATGCACGTACAAATTCAATATTAACTGAAATTTTATGTGCAAAAGGCACATGTCCTATAATTTAAGATTTGCAAACCGGTGACTAAAACGGCCCTCTTTTTGAGGGCTTTTTTGTTTCTTGCGACTTTAGTAAATTACATACATACATATAACAGAATATACCACCCCTCACACATTATGTGGTATCGATATTAATTGAATTCTATTACGTTTTAAAATAAACGTACTTTCCCAACAAATAAATTTAGGAAAAATGGCAAAAAACAGAGAAATGCTTAAAGAAGCAATCGCTGAAGCTAAAGCTGTAAAAGAAATGGCAATAGCAAACGCAAAAGCAGCTCTAGAAGAAGCCTTCACACCTCAATTAAAATCAATGTTATCTCTAAAACTTCAAGAAATGGAAGAAGAAGACCTCGATGAGGATGGATTCGGAAAAGCAAGAGCAGAAGGAGATGTAGGATTTGGTTCAATGGGCGAAAAAGCGCTTGATGAAACTGATGATAACGATGATGATGACATGAATGAAGTTGATTTGGAAGAGCTTTTAGCAGAGCTAGAAAAAGAAGAAATGGATGAATCTTTAAACGAAGCTGAAGAGGAAGAAGAAGGTGGAGAAGAGGAAGAAGAAGGTGGAGAAGAAGGTGAACCATTAGATTTAGAAGACATGACCGATGAAGACCTTAAAAAAATGATCGAAGACGTAATCGCAGACATGGTTGGCTCAGGTGAACTTGAAGCAGGACATGAAGGTGGTGAAGAAGGCGGTGAAGAAGAAGGTGAAGAAAGTGGTGAAGAAGAAGTAGATCTAGCAGAACTTTTAAGAGAAATTGAAGAAATGGAAGAAGAAGAAATGTACGAAGAAAAAGAAGAGATGACTGAAGAAAAAGAAGAAGTCGAAGAAGGTCTTGGTGATTTCTTTAAAAACCTATTCAAAGGTGCAGAACAAAAATGGCTAGAGAAAAACTACCCAGATTGGGAAAGTATTGACTCTAAAGATGGAGCTAAAATTAAAGAAATTGTATCTAAATTTCAAGCTGAAATGAAAGCCGGAGGTGTTCAACCAGAATATCTAAGAGCAATGAACTCAGAACTTTTACGTCTTTTAGGAAGAGGTAGTGGTGTTAGAGGAGTAGGAGCGGGATTAACCGTAGCTCGTGAAGGTCAAGAAAAAGAACTAGAAGAAGCATATGCTACAATCGAAACTTTAAAATCAGAATTGAATGAAATCAATTTGTTAAATGCTAAATTGCTTTATTCAAATAAAATCTTCAAATCTAAAAACTTAAACGAAAATCAAAAGGTAAAAGTATTAAGTTCGTTTGATAAAGCTAAAAACGTAGGTGAAGTAAAAATGGTATTTGAAACTTTAAACGAGGGAATCAAAGTTAAAAAAGAAACCATTAAAGAAAACCTAGGTAGAGCTTCAAAATCAACTGTTACTCCTACCGCAAAACAACCAATCGTAGAGTCAAACGATGTATTTAAAAGAATGCAAAAATTGGCTGGAATAATTTAATTTTAATTTAAAAACAAAAAACAAAACAATGTCAAGTATTAATTCTTTATTAGAAAGTGCAGCATCTGGATGGAAAAACATGCAGAGTGATGCAGCTCGTATGGCCTCAAAATGGTCAAAAACGGGATTATTAGAGGGTCTTGGTAGCGAAGTTGATAAAAACAACATGGCTATGATCCTTGAAAACCAAGCAAAACAATTAGTTGTTGAAGCTAACACAACTGGAAACGGTGGTGCTACTTTTCAAGTAGGACAAGGTGAGCAATGGGCTGGTGTAGCTCTTCCATTGGTACGTAAAGTATTTGGTTCTTTATCAACTAAAGAATTCATGTCAGTACAACCAATGAACCTACCTTCAGGTCTTGTATTTTTCCTAGATTTCCAATATGGTCAAGGAAAATTTGCTCCAGGATCTCCATTTGGCCCTTCAGGAAATGTTTACGGTGCTACCTCTTCAATGTATGGTGACACTAACCCAGGTGCTGATTTTCTTCCAAATGGTGGTTTATACGGTGCTGGTAGATTTGCTTATTCAATTAACCAATTCTCAGCTTCTATTGCTTCAAACCCATCAACAGATGCAGAATGGGCTGATTTAGATTATGCAGCTGAACTTTCAGCTTCAGTTGCTGCTGGTGACTTTAAAAAGTTAGTAATTCCTTCTGCTTCTTTAGCTGCTGGTGCTCCAAATGCAGACCTTAAAGGTATCCGTGCATTTGTTATTAGTGGTTCAGGTGTAGATATTACTCAAATCTTACCTCAATATACTAGTTATAACCCAGTAAATGGTTTAACATTTGTATTTGCTTCAGGTTCACTTCCAACAACAGGTAGTACATTGTTCTACAACATCCAACCAGTTGATAACAACAGAGGTGATTTCGAAGATCGTTCAACTGCAGGATACGGTGGTTATCCAAATGCTGAATCAACAGCTGCTGATCAATTAGCTATCCCTTCTATCGATATCAAAATGAAATCTGAAGCTATTGTTGCTAAAACAAGAAAATTGAAAGCACAATGGACACCAGAATTCGCACAAGATTTGAATGCTTACCAATCTTTGGATGCTGAAGCTGAATTGACTTCAATCATGTCTGAATATATCGCTCTAGAAATTGATCTAGAAAACTTAGATATGTTGATTCAAGATGCTTCTGCTGCTGATGAGTATTGGAGTGCACTTAATAATCAATCATTAAATTCTACTAAAACAGGATTTGATAATTTAGGATTCTACAACACACAAGGTCAGTGGTTCCAAACTTTAGGTACTAAATTCCAAAAAGTATCTAACAAAATCCACTTGAAAACTTTACGTGGTGGTGCTAACTTCTTAGTATGTTCCCCAACAGTTGCAACTGTACTTGAATCTATCCCAGGATTTGCTACAAACTCTGATGGTGATGTAACTAAAATGTCTTATGCATTTGGTATCCAAAAATCAGGTAACTTGAATAACCGTTACACTGTTTATAAAAACCCTTACATGACTGAAAACGTTATTTTGATGGGTTATAGAGGATCTCAATTCCTTGAAACAGGTGCGGTATTTGCTCCATATGTTCCACTTATCATGACTCCATTAGTTTACGATCCAGACACTTTCACACCAAGAAAAGGTCTATTGACTCGTTACGCTAAGAAAATGATTCGTCCAGAATTTTACGGTCGCGTATTCGTATCAGGTTTGAATTCTCTATAATAGAGTAAATACCTAAAATTAAAGCCTCGCCAAAAAGCGGGGCTTTTTTATTTTCTCTTCATATTTATCAACAAATATAGTTATATGAGTGATTATAATCGCACCCCCGAAGCACAAGAGGCTTTCAAAGCAAAAAGAAAACCAAAAGGTCCTATTAAATTTAATATTTCATTAAACGAGGAACAAAAATTAGCTAAAGCCAAAATACTAAACGATACTGTAACAATATTACGTGGTAAAGCAGGATCTGGAAAATCATTGCTAGCGGCAAATGTTGCTTTAGATTTACTATTTAGTAGAGAAATTGAAAAAATCATAATTACTAGACCAACTGTAGTAGCAGGACAAGACATTGGATTCTTACCAGGTGATGTTAACGAAAAATTAGCCCCATTTACTGCCCCAGTTTACGAAAACATGCACCGTTTATATAGTAAAGAAAAAATTGAAAAATGTATATCTGAAGGTGAAATTGAAATTGTACCTGTATCATTTATGCGAGGTAGAAACTTTACAAATTGTTTAGTTGTAGTAGATGAAGCACAAAATTTAACAGACAACCAAACCGAATTACTTTTAACTAGAATATGTTCAGGTAGTAAAATGATATTTTGTGGAGATGGTGCTCAAATTGACTTAAAAGATAAAAAAACATCTGGATTTGATGTAATATGTAAACATATGAAAGAAGTACCTGGGTTTAACGTAATTACATTAGAAAAAAATCATAGACACCCAATAGTAGACGACATTCTTGAAGTTTACAAATCATTTAGAGGTTAACCATATTTATAACAAAAAATAATGGCCGCAGGAAGATACTCTTTTGTAATTGAACAAGGTGCTACAGTTAATTTTCAAATAGCTTACACAGATTCTAACGGAACCCCAGTTGATTTAACAGGATATCAAGCTAGAATGCAAATTAGACCTAATGTTGGGTCAAATGATGTATATATTACATTATCATCTAGTTTAGACCCATGTGGAACTGGCTTAAATTTAAGTGGATCCAATTCAATTAACCCACCTACTTCAGGAACAATAGGAATATATATTTCTGCTGTATCTTCTTCTCAACTTGATTTTGCTCAAGGTGTATACGATCTAGAACTTGCCACAGGAAGTGGAGATTGTTATGTAGTAACACGTATTTTAGAGGGAGAAGTACGATTATCTAAAAATGTAACTTTAGGGAGTTTTTAATGGCTAATAACATAAATATTAACCAAAATAACAATTCTGTATCTTTACAGGACAATAATAAAAACATTATCATCACCGATAATAATACAGGAACTTCTGTAAATATAACTCAACCTACTACAGATATTATTACAGTATCTACTCTTGGCCCACAAGGTTTACAAGGACTTCAAGGTCCTTCAGGTTCACAAGGCCCTTCAGGTTCACAAGGCCCTTCAGGTTCACAAGGCCCTTCAGGTTCACAAGGCCCTTCAGGTTCACAAGGTCCCCAAGGTCCTTCAGGTTCACAAGGTCCCCAAGGTCCTTCAGGTTCACAAGGCCCCCAAGGTCCTTCAGGTTCACAAGGTCCCCAAGGTCCTTCAGGTTCACAAGGTCCAGCAGGTGAAATACCTGATACAGGTTCATTTGTTTTAACATCTTCATTTAATGCTTTTACTGCATCATATTATACAGACAGTGCATCATTTGAAACACAGATATTAACAAATAGTTCAAGTATTTCATTACTTTCTGGTAGTTTTGAAACAACTAGTGGTTCATTTTCTACACGCATAACTGATTTAGAAAACTTTAGTTCATCACTGGATGCAACCTTTGCAACTGAAGCTGAATTAAACGCAGCTACGGCTTCTTTAAGTGCAAGTATAGCATATTTAAGTTCAAGCTTTGAAACATTTAGTGGATCATATAATACAGGTTCATTTACAGGATCTTTTATTGGAGATTTAACGGGAACCTCCTCATATGCTATAAGTGCATCTTATGCTATAAGTGCTTCATACGAGATAAATTATGAAACATCTTCTTCATATGCTGAAACAGCAAGCATAGCTTATACTGCCTCATATGTAGAAAACGCTCAAACATCATCATATTATGATGAAACAGACCCTGTATTTGTATCTAAAAGTGGTTCATTTGCAACAACAGGCTCAAATACATTTAATGGCAATCAAACCATTTCAGGTACTTTACATCAATCTGGAACGTTTTACCCTGACCAAATTGATTGGTTTAGTAGTAGTATAGGGTATGATACTGGTTCTTATATACTAACAACTACTGCTAATGGTTTAACAACATATGCTAATTATCAAGATATAGCAACTATAATAAACAGTGGAGTAGTTCTTACATCTTCATTCAATAACTACACAGGTTCAAACACCAGCCAATTTGCAGGAACAGCTTCATACGTTGAATTTGCTCAAACTGCCTCAAATATACTAGGTGGCAAATCAACACATATACCATATTTTATTACAGATACAACCCTTGCAACTAGTTCTCTATACCAATCTGGTTCCACAACTGTTGTAATCAACCAAGATAATGCCACAGAAGCCAACCCAGAAGCATTATATGTTTGGCAACCATCAACAAGTTCATTTAACGTAATAAGCGGTAAAGGTAATTTAAATAATTACCTACAATTAAATATCCAAAATACAAATAATGGTGATAGCGGTTCATCAGATGTAGTTGCTACAGCAAACAATGGTGATGAAGATAGTAACTATATTGACATGGGTATTAATGGTGAAAACTATGCCCAAAACTTTATTGGTAATGCTAATGATGCTTATCTATACTCTACCGGTAACCGTTTACATATAGGAAATGTATCAAATTTCCCCATACAAATATTTGCTGGCGGCAGTGATGTTGATATACATAATAAACTTGAATTAAACCCTAACAACCAACATTTAATGTCAGGTTCATTAGATGTTAGTGGTAGTATAGTAGCATTTTCATTTACTGGATCATTACAAGGTAATGCTACAACGTCAACAACTGCAGGTACAGCATCATATTCAACAACATTGGGGGCTAGTTTATCTCAACCAGCAAACAACCAAGTTAGATTATTGAATAGTGTAGGTGGTACTTTAAGTACAGTTACAGTTAACAACGTAACATCAGCATCACATGCAGATAATGCATCAACAGCAAATTATGCTACAACTGCAGGAAATGGTGGTGTGACTCAATTAATAGCAGGATCAGGAATTACATTAATCCCAGCCGGAGGAACAGGAGCAGTAACAGTAATATCCACTGGTGGTGGTGGTGTAACTATAATTTCTGGTTCACTTGTAACTGGATCATTTGTTAATACAACATCATATACTTTTAACCACAACTTAAGTACTAGAACACCTATCATAACAGTATTTGATTCAAATTACAATCAAATAATCCCAGAAAATATACAACTTGTAGATACAGCAAGTGCTATAATAACATTCCCAACCCTAGAGAGTGGATTTGCAATTGGTTCAACTGGTGGAACAACAGGAACAGCTTTATCGTCTTCATATGCTCTACTTGCAGAATATGCCAATACAGCATCATTTTACCAAGAAACTGATCCCGTTTATATAGCACAAAAACCTACATTAGCAACAACTGGTTCAAATATATTTAAAGGTAACCAAACAGTAACTGGTAGTTTATTAATAACGGGTTCCCTAACAGTATCAGGTTCAAATACATTTACAAATATAGGACCTGCTTTATTTACTGGTAGTGTTAACATAACTGGTTCAACAACTCAAACTGGTGACAATACATTAATAGGAAATACAATATTAAGTGGTAGTATTGGTATTAGTGGATCCAGTACAATACAAGGAACCACTACAATGAGCGGTTCATTAAATATATCAGGCTCTACAACTCAAACAGGAAATAATACTTTAATAGGTACTACTACATTAACAGGTAGTATACAAGTAGCTGGAAATATTATACCACAAATATCAAGCTCATTTGATTTAGGATCATTAACAAATCCATGGAGATCAATATACGTTCAGTCTGGATCAATCAGCATACAATCAGATATTCCAGGTGGTATCCCAGCAACAATATCAAACGCAAATGGAAACGTTACTTTTGCAGGAGCAGGTTTTCAATTAAAAAGCGGATCGTTTGTTCCATTTGAGATATCATCATCTGCAAGAACAATAATAAGAGTGCCTGACATACCTGCTAACGATGTTGGGGGGTTAAGTATTATAGGTAGCTCAACTGGAGTATACCAGGGTGTTACAAATGCTGGTGGTTTATTACATCTTACTAGTAACGATGGGCAAAGCTCTAGAATTACAAGTGATGCTTACGGAATCAACTCAGTTGTAGCATATGTAGGAAGAAAAGCAAGAGGAACAGCAGCAAGTCCTCTACCAGTACAATCAGGTGATACTCTAACAAGAATAAGTACAGTAGGATGGACGGGACCTGAATATGGATTTTTAATGTCTGCTAGTTCAACAATAGCATCAACAGCTATAGAAACGGTAGCACTTGAAAATTTTACAACATCTAGCTTTGGTACTGGACATACTTTTTACAATGCCCCTTTAGGTGGTACTATAAGAACTTTATCAGCTCAAATAGATACAACCGGTATAACAATACCAACAAGCAGTAGATTTTTTGGTACTGCAAGTTGGGCTGAAAATGCTTTAACTGCATCATATGTTACAACAGCTCAAACAGCAAGTTATGTTTTAAATGCAATTAGTGCTTCATATGCTACAACAGCTTCTTATACATTAAGTAGCTCATTTGCCTCAACAGCATCATATGTCAACCCACTTATTCAAAATGTAGTAATAACTGGATCTTTAAAAGTATCCGGATCACTAACTGAAATAGGAAATACAGTATTATCAGGTTCACTAACGCTAAGCTCAGGATCAGCATTAAACATAAATGACGGCTTCTATGTAAACGGTAATAAGCAATTTAATTACGGACAATTTAGCAGCACAACAACCCAATCAGGATCAGCAGACACGGCATACTCAATGACGTTTAATACAACTGATTTCTCACAAGGAATAAGCTTAGTAAGTGGTAGTAGATTAACTGTAACTAACACTGGGTTGTATAATGTTCAATTTTCCTCTCAGCTACACACCACGGCTAATCAAGCAGTTGATTTTTCAATTTGGTTTGCTATGACAGGTTCTAATATTGCTAATTCAAACACTGATTTTACCATTGAAAAAATAGCTGGTGGCGGGTTTGTGGTAGCAGCTTTAAACTTTTTAACCCAAATAACAAGTGGTAGTTATGTAGAGCTAAAATATTCAAAAACAACAGCTCAAGGTCAATTACAAGCAAAAGGAACACAATCTACACCAACCAGACCAGCAACCCCATCAGCAATAGTAACAATAACACAGATAGCATAAAATGAGAATATTTCAACCTACAATAACAGGATCATTTACAACATCAGGATCGGTATTTCTGAAAGGATTAACATCCACCGCACAATCAAACGTTGTTTTAATTGATACTAGTTCTGGACAATTATATTTTACGGCATCTGCTGCAATTGGTGGAACTAATATTGATTCTGGATCACTAGTTACAACTGCATCATTCAATGCATATACAGGATCTAATACCTCACAATTTGCAGGCACTGCATCATATGCATCTGTAGCTAGCACAACCATAACAGCACAAACCGCATCATATGCTACTAATTTTGTAATAGGTAGTACACTAGCATTAAATGGAACATTAACTGATTCATCTACCATTAATTCAACAATAGTAGGAGCAAATAATATATTTCAACAATCAACTGGATCATATACTTCTGCTCATGGGAAATATACATTGTATAAAGGAGCTAATTCAAGAGCAGGTGAATTTATAACTTCATGGAATGCAGGAAATACATCATATTACGACAATTCAACAGTAGATATAGGTAACACAACAGACATAACATTTCAATCTTTAATTGTAACCGGACAAATCCAAATAAATGCAGTAGCTGCTTCATCTGGTTGGACTGTAAAAATGTTAGTTACATATTTATAATAAATACCGTTAGTTGGATAGAGAAAACTAATAAAACATGGCAAACGAATTTATAGCTCGCAATGGTCTTATTGCACAAAATAACTCAATAGTAACAGGTTCATTAACTGTAACTAATGGAATAACAGGAAGTTTAAGTGGAAGTGCAACAAATGCTGTAAGTGCTTCTTTTGCATTAACTGCTTCATATGTTCAAACAGCACAAACTGCATCTTATGTTTTAAATGCTGTATCAAGTTCATACGCTTTAAGTGCTTCATATGCCCCATCATCAATACCTTCAGGTCCGTGGGGTATATCAAATTCAAGTGGAGTTTATACTTACTATGCTACATTATCAGCTTCAATAGCTGCCGCTACATCAGGTCAAGTAATAGAAATGTTTGCTGATGTAACAGCTACATCAGTTGCACCATTAAAACCAAACGTAACCATACAAGGTAACGGCCACACTTACACCTACTCTGGAAATACAGGAGATGTATTTGTAACACCACCAGGAGCAGGAACGTATACATACTATTTTAATAACATAAATATAAACAGAGCTAATACGGCAACTTCAACCGGTACAATTTTTTCAGGTGATGGTACTGGATTTACTACTGCATTAAATTTTAAATGCACTGCTACAAGAGTTACATATACAACAACAACGGGAACAGCACCAATTGTTAAATCAACTGGATCTTTTGGTATTTATGGTTGGTCATTTGATGATATTGATGTTATAGGAAATACATCAGGCTACTTGTTTGACACCACTTTTGCAGTTAATAATATTAAAAATAGCCGATTAGAAAATACTGGAACTGGTGGATGTATAACAACCCCTAACATTACAGGTGGGTGTTTTTATGAAAATAACTATATAAAAACTGTTTCTGGAACAGGAATATTTTGCAATTATGCTTCAGATGTTATAAGAAATTGCACAGGTATATCTTCAACAGGAATAGCATTTGGAGGACAATCAGGAGCATCAGCATATGATTCTTTTGCTTTTTCAAATACATCAAGAGCATTTAGTGGTTTAGTTTGTTATAATTGTACAGGACAAACAACCACAGGAAATGCTTTCTATCAAACAACAGGTTATAATTGTACAGGTAGATCTACTACTGGATTTACGGTAAGACCATTTTCGGCTATGTCTAATTTTTACAATAGTTCATTTTATTCATCTGGAAATATTACTGTTTATGATGTAGACTATGGTGCATCTTTTTATAACTGCTCTATAATTACAGACTATAATAATGCCGCTGGTCATGCCATATCAATTGGCCCATCATCAGGTAATCCTGCATTTGTAAATAATTATATTCAAGTAGCTAATACTTCGTCAAACTGTATTAGAGGCACAAACCCATTTACTGGTGTAGTAACAAATACAGTATTTAAAGGAGCAACAACTCCAATAAATGCAAATGTTACTTTATCTGCAGTTACTATTAATACAACTTATAATAATATCACAATATAATGGATACTTATAAAATAGACATATTAAAACTTTCTGATACTTTAGTATCTCAAAATTTAAAAACACAAGAGCAGAAATATTTTACAATCTCTGAATTAAACGGGGAACTATTAAAATCATATAATAATTTTAATTTATTAGTTAACAGTAAAATAACTATTAAATACAACCAAGTATTTGTAGGTGAGGAAGTTGTAAAAAGATTTGTAGGTATAGATTTAGAAGGGATTAATGTAGGTGATTTTCAAGAAGTACTTTATGATGATTTAACCAATCAAGAAAAAACAATATTTGATAATTTTTACAATTCATTCTCCAGTTAATATTTATAACAAAATATTTAACCATGAATGTTAAAATATGGCCTGGTTCAAGTAGCTTCTTTCCAGGCGGCACCCCTTTTGGATTTTACGATAACGATTATCAGTTTCAACAAGATGCTGATAAATTTGCTAAATTTGCTTCACAACGTTTAGGATATCCTTTAGTTGAAGTTGAACTTCAAGATATAAATTTCTATACTGCTTTAGAAGATGCAATAACAACTTATGGAAACGAAATATACTCGTACCAAGTAGCAGATAATTTATTATCTTTTCAAGGAAACCCATTAACAATCCCTGCAGCAAATAATAAACTTGTACAAGAAAATTTATCCAATGTTATTTTATTGTCCCACCAATATGGAACCGAAGCTGGAGTTGGAGGTAAAGTAACATATTATTCTGGTTCACTTGATTTACTAGCAAATCAACAAGAATATGATCTAAACGAATGGGCAATTTCCCAAAGTATTTCAGGTGGGATTGAAATTAAACGAGTATATTATGACTCACCCCCAGCAATTACACGTTATTTTGACCCATATGCAGGTACGGGTACAGGTATGATGCAAATGTTAGATAGTTTTGGGTGGGGTTCATATTCACCCGCTATTAACTTTATGTTAATGCCTATAAATTACGATTTACAAAAAATTCAAGCAATTGAACTTAACGATCAAATTAGAAAGTCACAATATACTTTTGAACTTGTAAACAATCGTATAAAAATATTTCCTATCCCACGTACAAGTGGGTATTTAAAACTGTGGTTCCAATATGTTAAATTAGATGACACAAGAGGTGCATATGCTGATATAAGCGGTAGTGTAATAACAAATGTTGCTGATGTTCCATATGCAAATCCAACATATTCTAATATAAATTCAATAGGACGTTCTTGGGTATTTGAATATGCTTTAGCAATTGCTAAAGAAATGCTAGGATATATTAGAGGAAAATACCAATCCGTACCTATTCCTGGATCTGAAATTACTCTAAACCAGTCAGATTTAATTTCTGCTGCAACTGCTGAAAAAACAGCATTAATTGAGCGTTTAAGAGCATATTTGGATACAACTTCACGTAAATCTTTACTTGAAAAGAAAGCAGCAGAGGCAGATGCTCAAAATAAAACTTTAAGTCAAGCACCAATGACAATTTATATAGGATAACATGGCATTATTTGGATCAGCTCGTGACATTTCATTGTTTAGACATCTCAATAGAGAGTTGTTATGGGATGTTATTACACAACAATGTGTATTTTATCAACTTAAAGCAGCTGAAACAAAGGTAAACATATATGGTGAAGCATCTGGTGCTAAATATTATGCTGAACCTGTTTTATTAAATGTATTGATTGATAGAGGAGATGCCTCCCAACCAGTTGATGATTTTGGTGTATCTTATGATCGTCCTATGACATTTAAATTTTTACGTGATGATCTAGTTGATGCTAACGTATTACCTGAATCTGGAGATATAATAATGTGGTATGAATCGTATTGGGAAATAAATAATGTAAACAATAACCAACTTGTAGTTGGAAAAGACCCATTATACCCATACAATGAAAACCCTTTAAACCCAGGTTTAGAAAATTTTGGTGCAGATTGGTCTATTATTTGCACAGCAAATTACATTCCTGCAGATAAAGCTCAAATTTCAAGAGAAAGACTATAATGGCAGAACAACTTAATATAACTAAAAAATATTTAAATCAATTTAAAAATAGAAATATTATTAACGGTGCAACTACAACTACAATAACCAATATAAATATTCCACCTGATATGATGGAAATGGTTGAAAACGCCGCTAATTTATTATATAACTTAACATCATCCGTTTCATATATATCTCAATCTTTAACAACTCAAAGTATTCAAATAGAGGATTTATCTTCAACAGCAAATGCTTTAAATTCATCTAAAATATTTGTTAACAAAGAAATACCCTCGGGTTCAATAGATGGTATAAATACTAGATATACTTTAGAACATGAACCAACTTTAGGTAGCGATCATTTATACTTAAATGGTTTATTAATTGAAGATGGAGTATCCACTGATTATTCAATTTCAGGATCAACTATAATATTTTCAGAACCTTTACTTTCTGGAATGAAATTACACTGTACATATTATTATGCTGACTCAACCCCAGTAAAAGTACTAGTAGATAAAGAAATACCTTTTGGTTCAATAGATGGTATAAATTATGTATATGTGTTAAAAAACACACCTGTAGAGGGAAGTGAACATGTATATTTAAATGGTCTTTTACAAGAAAGTGGTGGAAATGATTATACTATTTTTGAAAATACTATAACGTTTATTACTCCTCCTGAAACAGGCTTAAAAATTCGTGTAAGCTATTATCATTTAATGTAGAAAAAAAATACTTTAAATCTACTTAAAAACTACTCTACATTTTTAAAAAATACCCCATACGTATAACAAAACACTACTATTTAGATGAATCCAGAAGTATATTCAACCTCAGATTTATATTTAACAGCATACCTTAAGATCAAGGGACATAAATTTAAAGTAGAAAAATCTGCAAAGAAATCTACATTTATTTTTCCATCTAGTCCCGAACTATTATCCGATGCAGATGCATATTTAACGGAAATGGGGTCATGTGAGCCTTTAGCTTACACAAACGCCATTAAAAACTTGAAAAACCTTTTATTTAACCGTTAATATTCTATTTCTAGAGTAGACATTACAATAAGGGGACATTCTGTTTTTTCCTATTTAATTTATTTATTTAATTTTTTAATTTAATTTAAAAACTATGTCAACAACTAAAATTGTCTTAAATAGACAGTCCGACTTAATTTTAGACAACGCACAGATCACCGCTCCGGTTGGTATCGTGGTAGCGGATATCGATGGTTTAGAATCAGCGATTACCTCCATTGATACTAATGTATCTGATGCAATGTCAACTGAAGTATCTAACCGCGTAGCTGGTGATGCTTCTGTAGCTGCTGATTTATCTACTGAAACAGCAAACCGTGAAGCAGCAGTATCTGCTGAAGCTTCAAATCGTGTTGCTGGTGATGAATCATTAGCTGCAAACTTATCTACTGAAGTAGCAAACCGTGAAGCAGACGTTGATGCTGAGGAATCTCGTGCTATTGTTGCTGAAACTTCATTACAAAACAACATCGATGCTGAAGCATCTTTAAGAGTTGTTGGTGATGAGTCAGTAATGGCTGCAATGTCAACTGCTGATGCTGCTTTGACTGCTGATTTGTCAACTGAAACTGCACGTGCAGAATCAGCTGAGGCTTCATTAAACACTAAAGTTGATTACGTTATCTCTAACGTTGACCCAGCTGCTTTAGATTCATTAACTGAAATCGTTACTGCATTCCAAGACGCTGATGGTGATTTAGATGGTGCTATTACATCTTTAGCTACTGCTGCTACAACTGCATTGGATAACGAAGCATCTATCCGTTTAGCTGCTGATCAATCAATTGCAGGAGATCTTTCTTCTGAAATCGCTGATAGAGAAGGTGCAGTATCTTTAGAAGAAGCTGCTCGTATCTCAGGTGACGCTTCTGTAACTGCTGATTTATCAACTGAAACTGCTAACCGTGAAGCTGCTGTATCAACTGAGGCTTCAACTCGTTTAGCTGCTGACCAATCATTGGCTTCTGACTTATCAACTGAAACATTAAACAGAGAAAATGCAGTATCTGCTGAGGCTTCAACTCGTTTGGCTGCTGATAACAGTTTAGCTACTGATTTATCAACTGAAACTTCATCTCGTATTGCTGATGTTGATGCTGAAGAATCTCGTGCAACTAGTGCTGAGGCATCTTTAGAAACAGCAATGAACGCTGCTGATTCAACTGAGGCTTCTATCCGTTTAGCTGCTGACCAATCTTTGGCTACTGACTTGTCTGCTGAAACATCTGCAAGAATCGCTGACGTTGATGCTGAAGAATCTGCTCGTATTGCTGCAGTAAGTGCTGAAGAGTCTGCAAGAGTATCTGGTGATGCTTCTATTGCTGCTGATCTATCTACTGAAACATCTGCAAGAATCGCTGACGTTGACGCTGAAGAATCACGTGCAATGTCTGCCGAAGCAGTATTAACTAACGACTTGTCTGCTGAAGTTTCTAACCGTATCGCTGATGTTGATGCTGAAGAATCAAGAGCAATGAGTGCTGAGTTAGTATTAACTAACGATTTATCTACTGAGGTTGCCCGTGCAGAATCTGCTGAAACTTCTATTACAACTGCAATGGATGCGGCTGATTCAGCTGAAGCATCTACACGTTTATCTGCTGACCAATCTTTGGCAACTGCAGTATCTGCTGAAGCATCTCGTATTGATGTTATCCTTGATGGATCTGATGTTGATTTAGATCAATTTGCTGAAATCGTTGATTTCGTTAACGGAATTGATTTAGAGAACGATAACGCATTGTTAAGTGCTGTAACTTCAATTGGTTTAGATATCAATGCTGAAACTTCAAATCGTATCGCTGATGTTGATGCTGAAGAATCAAGAGCAATGAGTGCTGAGTTAGTATTAACTAACGATTTATCTACTGAAGTATCTAATAGAATTGCTGATGTTGACGCTGAAGAATCTCGTGCAATGTCTGCTGAAGCAGTATTAACTTCTGATTTGTCTACTGAAGTAGCAGACAGAGAGGCTGCTATCTCTGCTGAAGAATCTGCACGTGCATCTGCTGATGCTTCTTTGGCTGCTGATTTGTCAAACGAAATCGAATCACTTGGTGATGTTGATGGTGCTACAATTAGTCTAGATACTGCAACAAACACTATCCGATTGAAAGAAGCAATTGCTGCCCCAGCTTCTGGACAGTACACTTTTAATAGTGACGTTGAAGTTAGCGGTGTATTAACAGTAGACGGAGTAGACGTAATGGCAGAAATTTCTTCTGAAATTTCACGTGCTGAAGCTGCTGAAGATTCAATCGCTACTGAATTGTCAACTCAAGTTTCTTACTTGATCTCAAACATTGACGTAACTGAAATCGATTCATTCTCTGAAATCGTTGAAAACTTGTCAACTGAAGTATCAAGAGCGGAAAGTGCTGAATTGTCATTAGCTGATGATTTTGCTAATATCTATTTTAGAAAAACAACTGTGAACGAAACAGCTAATGGTTCAATTGCTGAATTTACATTTGGTGATACACTTAGAACAGGTTCACAAGCAGTTTACTTGAATGGTCTATTACAAGACGCTGGTGATTACACAATTACTACAACTTCAGTAACATTTGCTACAGCTCCACTTGCTGGTGATAAAGTTGCTGTTTACGGTATGTATTAATCATTAGATTAACTTTAAAATTAACATCGGGGGAGAAATCTCCCGGTGTTTTTTAAAATACGTATAATAAATAAAAAATTTAAAATTATGGCAAATAAAACAAGTATAAAAGGCGTTAACACAGGAGGAGGAACCCCACAATGGGATGGCGGAACGATTTATAATATTGGTGCTGTTGTAACATTTGAAGGACAAATTTGGTCTTGTATTCAATATGCACCGTCTGGTTATGGCCCATTTGGTGGATATATTGATGTTTATTGGACTTTATAAGAATTTACTATAACTGATTTTTAACATGATATACTAGTAGTTATTACAATAACAAAATAAAAAATTTAAAACTTAAAATTATGCCAATTAACGTAAACGGAAAATTAAGAATCAAAGGTGCTACCACAGGCGGAAACGGTGGAGGTGGTGGAACAGACTTTATCTCAGTATGGGATACAACACTAGGTGATGGAAATCCTTCCATTACACTACCATTAGTTGCTTCTGGTAACTACAACTTTAGTGTAAACTGGGGTGATGGAAACACTGATACTATCACAGCATATGATCAAGCAGAAGTAACTCACACTTATGCAACAGGAGGAATATACACAATTACAATCACAGGAACAATTGATGGATGGTCATTCGCAAGTGCTGGAGATTGTGAAAAATTAACTTCAATCACAAACATCGGACAACTTAAACTAGGAAATGAAGGTGGATGTTTTGAAGCATGTTCAAACTTAACAACAATTGGAGGAACATTTGATTTAACAGGTGTAACTAATATGGGTGGTATGTTTGCTGATTGTGGTTTATTAACCTCAGTAAATGGAATTGGGTCTTGGGACACTTCAAATGTAACTGATATGAGTGGTATGTTCTCTGGTACAATATTCAACCAAGATATTAGTGGATGGAATGTTTCTTCTGTAAATGATATGAGTAGCATGTTCTCTGGTACAATATTCAACCAAGATATTAGTGGATGGAATGTTTCTTCTGTAACTGATATGGGTGCTATGTTTGTGGGAGCAACATCATTCAATCAAGACATTAGTGGATGGGATGTTTCTTCTGTAATTAATATGTTTAAGATGTTTGTGGGAGCAACATCATTCAATCAAGACATTAGTGGATGGAATGTTTCTTCTGTAACTAATATGAATCAGATGTTTGTGGGAGCAACATCATTTAACCAAGACATCAGTTCATGGAATGTTTCTTCTGTAACTAATATGGGTAGTATGTTTTCTGATGCAACATCATTTAATCAACCATTAAATTCATGGAATGTTTCTTCTGTAATTGATATGAATAATATGTTTTATAATGCAACATCATTCAACCAAGACATTAGTGGATGGGATGTTTCTTTAGTAACAGATTTGAGTGGTTTTATGGCTTTTAAATCAACAGCAGATTATTCATACTATGACAATCTCCTAAATGCTTGGTCATTGTTAACTCTACAAAATGGAGTAACTTGGGATATGGGTACAATTGAATATACTGCCGCTGGAGCAACAGCAAGACAGGATATCATTGACAACTACTCATGGACAATTACTGATGGTGGATTAGCTGCTTAATTTAATTAACAACCAAAAACAAAGAAAGGAGACTCAAAAGGTCTCCTTTTTTCTATGCATATTAAATTAATTTACTTATATAAATTAGTCATTGGATCATACACTAATCCATCATTTCCACCATTAAATACACCCTCAATTAAACGATCATACGTTTCAATAACATCGGTATTTTCAATATGGTAACGTTGTAACACAACATCATTGCGTTGATTATAACCATCAATATCCTTATCGTGTTCTGTTAAAATATAGTTCAATGTTTTAGAGGCCTCAACCGTATCTGAACCTTCATAATAGTATCCCAAATCTTTACACATTGGAGCATTATGTAATACTGGATACCCTAAATAAGCAGCATCTAAATACAGATAATTTAATGGATTCAGCAACTGATGACAAATCAACACATCCAAATGTTGAGTTAACATGTAGGCTGTTTGGTACCGTGATTCAGCACTTATTTTACCTTCCCTAAACAAATCAAACGTGTTGATAATTGACATGAACTCTTTATGTTTTGAGACTGCCGTTCCATTTGTAATACGAAGTTTTTCAATGTGTTTTCTACCTGTAGTAGTACGATATGATTCCTCTGCAATCATGGCTGGTATTAAACAAAACTTAACAATGTTAAGATTCGGCTCCATTATACCTAAAATTTTCTTTTCTTTTGTGTTGTCGTACTGCCAATCTTTTGTATATTTTCCGGATTTGAAACCTTTGTGAATATCTCTAACCGACTCGAATAGAAACTTTTCAGACCAGATAAAAGGAACTGCAAAGGCATTTGTACGATACAGTGTTTTATACAACCCAGAATTGACTTCATCTTGTTGCGGTACATACCATATTTCATCATATTGTTTTTCATATTGAAATTTTTTATCTTCACTTGGACGGAACAAAATATTTTCCATATGTATTACATAGTTGTTTCCACATTTATAAGATACAACTTTTTTGTTTGACCCGGATTTTTTAAATGTTTCAAGTTGGTAATCAAATATTTGAGCACCCATTACAATTAATAGATCCATTTCCAAAAACTTATCGTTAAAGTAGTGTATATCTATTCCATCTAGATAAGATGGTTTTTCTGTAAAATCTACGTTCATTGAATTTAAAATACAAACATCGTATTTTTTCTCTGAATTTTTTAACAAATGTACAAGCATCAAAACATTTTGTTTGATACCGTTTGTCCAAATTGATTCTTTGTTGTCTTTTAAGCCAAGTGTAATTCCAATTTTCATATGCTGTTTCCGTGTTTATTTATAAATTGATCTATTAGTTTTTGTTTTTCTTCTTCTGTTTGAGCATGAGCATATAACCATATAAAAGAAGATTCAATAGATTTGAGCTCATCCCGTTTTTTGTTTATACGTATTTTCAAAATATCTTTATCTTCAATATCTATTGAATGAGATATATTTAATTTAGAACATATTTCATATAAAACAAACAGATTAAATTCATCTGCCGCTACTGTAGCCTGCATATATAAATCAGTATGCTCATCTGTTTTTGCTTTATCTGGATGAGTTACTTTAGCAATTTCACGATATAATTTTTTTACTTTATCCTTTGTAGTTTTATCCACTGTAGATGGATCTATTTTATCCTTTTTTGGTTTTTCTTGGGGTTGAGTTGGGGGTGGAGGAGGAGGTGTATCTCCACGTGTATTTCGTATTTTATTTAAAAATTCTTCCCTATTACTTTCAACAATTTCCCTTTTATATTCTTCATCTAGTAACAAAAAACTATATTCTTGTAATAATTTTTGTACCTCAAGTTGCTCTAGTCGTTTGCTCATATTTATAAATATTTATCATTGACTTATATTTATAAGGGATATGCCATCAAAACGAAAACCCAACCCAAAATCACAACGTCAAATCTCAAATGATTTGATAAACCCATATGTTAACCCTGAAAATGGAGAAACTAGAGGTAACCCAAATATTCCTTCAAATTTTGATCAATTCACAGCAAATGAACAAAATGGGGTTGGATTTAATCGCTCAAATCAACTTTCATTTAAAGGAGATACAACAAAACCATTTACACTTGGATTTGAAGATATAGACGAATCTATAATGTATTACTTTGAAAACGTAATACGCCCTTATGTTGTCCAAAATGGAAATAGACTCCCAGTACCTATAATTTATGGTTCACCTGAGAGATGGAAATCAACACAAAAAGACGGATATTATAAAGATAAAAATGGCGCTATTATGGCACCGTTAATTATGTTTAAACGTAGTGGAATAGATAAAAATAGATCTTTAGGTAACAAATTAGATGCAAATTCTCCAAATTTATACACTTCTTGGAAAAAAGTATACAACCCTAAAAATTCCTATTCAAATTTTGACGCATTAAATAATAGAGTACCAACAGAACAATTTATAGTTAATGTAATACCTGATTATGTTACTATAAGTTATGACTGTGCTATACAAACATATTATGTATCTCAATTAAATAAAATAGTTGAAGCAATAAATTACGCATCTGACTCATATTGGGGTAATCCTGAACGTTTTAAATTTATGGCTACCATAGATTCATATTCAACCCCAATAGAAATTACAGACAATACAAGTAGAATAGCAAAAGCTACATTTACTTTAAATATTAAAGGTTATATTATACCAGATAGTATTCAAAAACAAATAACCGCTATTAAAAAATACAACAGTAAATCTCAAGTTATTATTGGATTAGAGGTAGAAGGAGTAGGAGAAGAATTTATAGCTTCCCAAACTAAAAAATCTTCTGTACTCTTTGCTAGCTCACCAAGTGAAACTACTGCTAGTCCGTTTAATCAAGGAACATTAGATTATCTTAATTCAAATATAACAATGATGGGAACATTTGTTGATGTACAAACAGCAACATTCCCAGCAGGTTGGTTAACAGCCCCACAAACCCTACCTCCAACTTCAATTAATGATTTTTCATTTTTTATAAATGGTGTTTTGATACCTAATTCTTCTGTTATATCGTTTACCCAATCTAATGGAGTGTCAACTTTAGTTTTAGACATATCATTACTAGGATATTCACTAGATCCAACTGATGTGATAACATCCATAGGAAAGTTTAATCCTTAATTAATTAAACATATTTATAATAAAATAATAAAATGGCAAATATTTTATCTAAAGTTAATATTCTTACAGGAAATACCGTTCAAGACTATCATGTTACACAATCAATAGATGCTTTTACAGGAACTGAAGCATATGACATAACATTATCCGGTTCTTTTACCCTAACAGGACCCCTTGATGTAACCGGAAATACCAGAATTTCAGATTCTTTAATTGTAGAAGGTTTAACAGATACACCTCAAACTAATGTAGTAACTATAGATACATCTACAGGTCAATTTTATTACACATCATCAACAGATTTAGATATAACTGCTAATACTGCATCTTATGCTTTAACAGCTTCATACGTAGATCTAGTTGCTGGCCCTAATGTTACCATCAACCAATCAGGAACTTCATTTGTAATCTCAAGTTCAGCAGGATTTCCAAGTGGAAATGACACAGAAATTCAATTTCAAACTGGAAGTAGTGAATTAGGTGGAGATTCTTCATTTAAATTTATTTACTCTTCCCAAAGTTTCCAACAAGGAGAAAACGTAACAGTTAATAGTAATTATTCACATGCCCAAGGAAAACAAACAATAACAGCAGGAGACCATTCCCACGCTGAAGGATTTCTTTCTATATCATCAGGTTCTTTTTCCCACGCTGAAGGAAGAGGTGCTATATCTCGAGGAAATTTTTCACATGCTGAAGGGTACCAATCTATTTCTACTGGAGATTATTCACATGCCGAAGGATATCAATCTACCTCCCCAGGTATGTATTCACATGCTGAAGGATATCAAACAACATCTTCCGGTGATTACTCACATGCTGAAGGTACAAGCACAATCTCAACAGGAGACTTCTCACATGCTGAAGGTAGAAGTACAACCGCTACTGGAGATTACTCACACGCTGAAGGTAGAAATACAATTGCTTCTGGTTCTCATTCACACGCTGAAGGAAGTAGTACTTTATCTTTAGGAACATATTCACATGCTGAAGGTCAATCTACTGTATCAATAGGATTTGCTTCTCATGCTGAAGGTACTCAAACAAATGCGGGAGACGATTTTGCTCATGCTGAAGGTCAATTAACTCAAGCTTTAGGAGTAGCATCTCATTCTGAAGGTTATGCTACAATTGCATCTGGCTCTAACTCACACGCTGAAGGTACTCAAACAAATGCAAATGGAGCTGCATCTCATGCTGAAGGAATAGATTCAACCTCAGTAGGAATATCTTCTCATGCTGAAGGTAATACTACATATGCTGGAGGAAATTTTTCACATGCTGAAGGATCATACACTTCAGCTTCTGGACTATCATCTCATGCTGAAGGATCCTTTACAACAGCTTTAGGAAACTATTCACACGCTGGTGGTTTAAATACAGTTGCCTCTGGGGCATATCAAACAGTAGTAGGGCAATATAACACTCAAAATGACACTACTTCATTATTTGCTGTAGGAAATGGTAATGGAGGTACTCGTTCTACTGTATTTAAAGTTTTATCCCAAAACCCACTTTCGGGTTCAATAGTAGTTCAAACCCAATCAATTGCACCCGGTTGGACAGGAGAAGAAGGAGAAATAGTACCTGTAAAAATTGGTGGAAGTTGTTATCTATATGTTTTTATAGGAGGAACCTGGAAATCATCATCATTATCATAAAAATAAAATAAAATGGAAGTTACAGAAAAACAGTTTTTAACAGAAGAAGAAATAAAAACATTAAGAGAAATTCAAAACGAAACTCAAGCAGTAGTAATAGAGTTAGGTGAAATTGAAATGGTTAAACTACAATTAGAAACCCGAACAAAAAATGCTAGAGAATTTTTAACTCAAGTTGAAAATAAAGAAAAAAATTTCTCCCAATCTATATTTGAAAAATATGGTAAATCCAACATTAATCCAGAAACTGGAGAAGTAATCAAATTGGCTTAAAAAACACCATATTTATAATAAAATAATTTATTCAAATGGCAGAAACAATTGTATCACCCGGTGTATTAGCTATAGAAAATGATCAATCCTTTATAACCCAACAACCTATACAAGTAGGTTCTGTTATTGTAGGACCAACTGTAAAAGGTCCTGTTGGTATTCCTACTGTGGTTACTTCATATAGTGATTATTTAAATAGATTTGGTGCGACATTTTTAAGTGAAAGCCAAACATATTCGTATTTTACTTCAATTGCTGCATATAATTATTTTAACAATGGAGGTACCTCTCTATTGATTACTCGTGTAGTAAATGGAGATTTTACCCCTGCAACATCATCAACTATCCCTACATCAACAGCTGCTACATCGGCTTCTGTTAATTTAAATTTAACATATGTTTCTGCTAGTGTAGCTTCCGTAGGTTCAAGTTCATTTGGTGTAAATGGAATTACATTTTACTTTACAGGATCTACCGTAGCAAATACTTCAACAACTGTATATGTTAATACTTCTTCATTTGCTAGTTCAACTATAAATGATTATGTTGTAACCTCTTCTACTATATTTAACGCTAGTAGTTCTGCAACTTCATATAGTGGTTCATTACAATATATTTCTTCAAATGCATCTTCTCCAAATATAGTATTTACTTACATAGGTTCAAATGGATTAACAGGGAATTTACAATATGTAACTTCTGGAAGTACTACAACATATTTCTCTGGAGGCACAAATACTGAAGCATTTGTATTAGAAACATTATCTGAAGGTGAAATCATGAATAGTGATGGAACATTATATGCTAATGGAACTTTAGAAAATGGAACCCCGAATAATGTTAGATGGCAAATAGTTTCACCTAATGTTAACAATGGTACATTTTCCCTAGTTATTCGTCAAGGAAATGATTCTAGTCTTACACCTTCTATTTTAGAAACATTTGGGAATTTATCATTAGATCCATTAGCTAGTAATTACATTGAAAAAGTAATTGGTAACCAATACGAAACTGTAGAAGAAGATAATGGTGAGTATTATACTCAATTAAATGGAGATTATCCAAATAAATCTCGCTACGTAAGAGTAAAACAAGTAAATGCCCCTACCCCAAATTATTTTGACAATACAGGAAACCCAAAACCACAATATACAGGATCAATTCCAACAGTTTCCAATGGTGCTTTTGGAGGCGCTCTAGGTAATATTGTTTCCCCTACATTATCGGGATCATATTACGAAAACATAACTAATGAAAGTATTCAAGGAATATCCCCTTCAGATTATACTTCATCAATTTCATTACTAGCTAATAAAGATGCTTATAGATATAATCTTTTAATAGCTCCTGGTTTAATAGCAGATGAAAATTTCTACCCAGATCATTTTCCTGTTATATCTCAAATGATAACCACTGTTCAAAATAGAGGAGATTCTATGACGGTAATTGATTTGGTTGGATATGGATCTCCTATCCTCCCAGTATTATCTAATGCTTTATCTTTTGATACTTCATATGCTGCAGCATATTGGCCTTGGGTTCAAACAGTTGACCCTAACATATCTAGACAAACTTGGACCCCAGCATCAACATTGATCCCAGGAGTATATGCTTTAAATGATAGTTTAGCTAATCCATGGTCGGCACCTGCTGGAACTCAAAGAGGAGTATTAACTAGTGCTATAAGAGCTGAAAGATATTTAACTCAAGGAAATAGAGATGATTTATATGAAAACAATATAAATTCAATTGCTACTTTCCCTAACACTGGAGTAGTAGTATTTGGACAAAAAACATTACAGAAAAAACAAAGCGCATTAGATCGTATCAACGTAAGACGTTTGTTAATTGAATTAAAAGGATATATTTCTCAAATAGCAGATACTTTAGTATTTGAACCAAACAATATTGTTACAAGAAATAACTTTTTATCTCAAGTAAATCCATATTTAGCTTCTGTTCAACAAAGAAATGGTTTAACTTCATATAAGGTTATAATGGATGAATCAAATAACACTCCAACCGTAATAGACAATAACCAATTAATAGGACAAATTTATTTACAACCTACAAGAACCGCAGAATTTATAATTTTAGATTTTAATATCCTACCTACAGGTGCAACATTCCCAAGTTAATAATATATTTTAAAAAAAAGATTAATATTTATAATAAAAATACAAAATGGCAAATTTCTCAATTTCTCCAGGAGTAACAACAAATGAAATAGACAACACGTTTTTAACTAATACTGTTGTAGGAGCTAGTACAGCTATTATAGGACCAACTGTAAAAGGTCCTGTTAACATTCCAACATTAGTTACTTCTTATAGTGATTATCAATCTTTATTTGGAGATTCTATAATAAGTGGAAGTGATATCTACTCTTATTTTACTTCTATAGCAGCATACAGCTTTTTCAATTATGGAGGTAACTCATTACTAGTAACTAGAGTAGCTTCAGGTTCATATACTTCTGCAACCTCAGACATATATTCAGGAACTGGAACAACTTCAGCATCTATTTCAATCAATTTAACAAGTGCTGCAACAAGTGCTTACACTGCTTCTTTTAATGGAGTAAATGTAATACTTTCTGGATCATCTGCTCAAGATGTATTTAATAACGCTTCAGCATCGATTAATACTAATCCAACTATTAATAGTAGTGCTTCATTTAGTACTCCTAATATGTTATTAACAGCACTAGCTCAAGGTGTTGCTGGTAATTCATATTATTATACTTCTGGTTCTACTACAACTTTTTACACTGGTGGTACTAATTCTACAGCTTTTGTACTAGAAACCCTATCAGAAGGTGATCTTATGAATAATGGCACACCAGGAATAAGTGGATCATTATCATTAGGTTCAAAAGATAATGTTAGATGTGAAATTACTAACTCAAATACAGGATCAGGTACATTTAATCTAATAGTTAGACAAGGAAATGA